AATAGCAATACATTTACAGGGAATTATCAAGCTCTTGGCGCTGTATTTGCACACAACCCATTTCTGATAAAACTTGTCAATGCCTCCACGGTGCCTGTCACAGTCTCAATCAATGGCGCCACTGATCATGATATTTGCCCAGCAGGAAGTTTCTTTTTGTATGACGAAACAGCTAATGCATCTCGAGAAGGTGGCTTAACTGTTGCAAAAGGTACGCAAGTTTGGGTGAAAGGGGCTGCTGGGGTTGGCAATGTCTACCTCGTAGTCCAATACGCAGGAGGCTAAAAATGTCTCAAGCTGGATTAATTTCAAATACGCCAGGCAAGGGGTCTATCACTGGCACTGCGACGACTATAGGGGCTGTGAATGCAAACGTCATCACTCTACCTCTAGGGGCTACGCCAGGAACTTACACATTTGACATTTTCATAGCCGCCTTTGAAGGAACAACTCCTGTAGGGGCTGGCTATGCAATTGTTGCTAGTGTACGCACAACTGGTGCTGCTGCTGTGCTTATTCCAAATCAAGCTATCGATGAGATGGAAGAGGCTGCGCTGATTCCTGCTGATGCTCAGATGACAGTAGCTGGGAATAATGCAATTATCCAAGTAACTGGCGTAGCTGCTCTTACTATTCATTGGACTGCTGTCGCTGATTATATATTTGTATCATAGGACTTATTATTTATGCCTGGTTTTAATAATGGAGTTGTTTGGGCTAATAACGTAAGGTTCGATGGCACACAATATCCTGGTCAAGTTACTGCTGATGGTCAATTGCTTATAGGTTCAACAGCTGCTCCAAATATCAGAGTCGCAACTTTGACTGCTGGTGCTGGCGTAGGAATTGCAAATGGACCTGGAACAATCACAATTTCAGCTATGGGAAGTGGAACAACCTGGACTGCTGTCTCTAGCGCAACAAATCCAAACGCACTTGTAAATAGTAATGGATATATAGCTAAAGGCGCACCAGTAGTTGTTTTTATTCTACCTGCTGCTGCTGCAATTGGAGATACTTTCCATATTGCTGGATATGGGAACTTGTGGACGTTAACCCAAAATGCTCTTCAAAGTATATCTTTAGGCGCTCTTACAACAACGCCTGGAGTGACTGGAAGCTTAACAGCAACTCAAGTTAAAGACACAATAGAATTAGTCTGTGTAACGGCTAATACAGAATTTCAGATTATAAACTCAGTTGGAAACTTAACGTTTGCTTAAAAGGAAAATAAATTATGGCAACAAATAACGCCATTAACCTCAACGCGTCAGGGCTCGCAAAATATGATGGCGCAGGAACTTTCTCTGCTGAAACCACAACCATCCACTGCCCACTTATAGGTGCTGCGTCTAATGGAATCACAAGCGCTGGACCCCTTACTAATGGTCAATTGTTGATTGGAAGTACTGGAAATGATCCTTCTCCAGCAACTCTCTCTGCTGGTACTGGTATTGGTATTACTAATGGCGCTGGATCTATTAAAATTGATTCCACTGGTGGTGGACTTACTTGGACTGTAATCGCTGTTAATGGAACTCTTGCTATTAACGCAGGTATTGGCGCAAACAAAGCTGGCGCGCTCTCAATGGCTCTTCCTGCTGCTGCTGCTGTAGGCTCTGTTGTTTCAGTCATTGGCATGCAAGGGACCTGGTCAATCACTCAAGCAGCAAATCAAAGAATTTTTATTGGTTCATCTGCTTCAACACTTGGGGCTGGCGGGTTAATTACGTCAACTGGTGCAAATGATTGTATTGAACTTGTATGTTTAGTAGCTGACTTACTTTGGTATGCTCGATCTGTAGTTGGCAATATCTCATTAACCTAAAATATAAGGAAGATAAATCATGGGAACGAATAACGCAATTAATCTAAAAGCGTCTGGTTTAGCAAATTATGATGGGGCTGGGGGTTTCACTGCTGTCACTACGACTAATCATCGTGTTCTCGTAGGCGCTGCGTCCAATGACATCACGAGTCTTGGCGCAATGACAAATGGTCAATTAGTAGTTGGTAGTACAGGAAATGATCCCGCAACAACTACAATTACTCCTGGCGCTGGTATTACTGTAACTAATGGCGCTGGATCTATTCAACTTGATGCTGTAGGTGGTGGACTTACTTGGAGCGTTCCAACGATTGATACTGCTCTAGTCGTAAATCATGGCTATGGAGCTAACAAGGTAACATCGTTAGCGTTCACATTGCCAGCGGTGTCAGCAGTTGGAGATGTCGTGTCAATTATTGGCATGAAAGCAGGTTGGAATATTGTCCAAGGAGTAGGACAAAATATTGTCATAGGTTCGTCTTCAACGACTCCTGGAGCTGGTGGATCTCTTACGTCAACAAATGCTTTTGATTGTATAGATCTAGTTTGCTTAGTTGCAAGCACAACATGGTATGTTCGCTCTGTAATTGGCAACATTACTGTAGTATAAGGCAAGGAAAGACAAAGAAATGAGCACTCAATTACCTGCAAACAATCCAACAGCTTACCTAGGTGTTGAGTCAACATATCCTGGGCAGATACATTTAAAGAGGCGAGCGCCTATAAATGCCCAGGATGTTAGAAACTACGTCTTAGGAGACACTTGGATTGATTTAAACACTAATGGAATTTGGCAGCTTACAAACTTGGTCAATCTTCCAGGAGGTGGCAAGGCTGCTGTCTGGACTACAACTTCTGGCGCTGGAGTCGCTGGAGTCACAAATCTCCAAGGTGATGTAGGACTACCAGTAGGTCCCATTGCAGGGCTGTGCTTAGTTACTGGCGATGCTGCCCAAGGTGTGTCAACTCAAGGATTCATTGCCACTGGTGAGATTAAAACAACAGTACAAGACGCTAGCACAGTAGCCAAGGGTGTTTCCCAATACAATGCAGCTCAATTTACAACACTTGCTGGCGTTGTCTCCATTGTCAATGCATCAACAGCAGTCAAGGGTATAGCGCAATTTGACCCAACATATTTTTCAACAGCCGTAGGGGTTGTCTCATTAGCAAACATCTCATCATTTCAGTGGCTTGCAGCTATTGCGGCACAACCTATAACTCCAAATAGAGGGTATTACACAACCCTTCCTGGATTGACAACCTTTACGCTTCCTCTTGTCGCAGCAGCTGGATCAATCATAAAGATTCAAGGTGGGAGTGCAGGAGGATGGCAAATAAATCAAAATGCAGTCCCTGCTCAGCAAATAATCTTTGACAATCTTAATGCAACAACAGCTGGCGCAGCAGGATACATAGCTAGCATTGACCCATATGGTGGGATCGATCTTCTTTGCATTACGGCGAATACTACATGGGTAGCAACAAGTATTAAAGGAAATCTAACAAAAGTATGACAATTAATATACTTGATAATGAATGCACTAATGACTTTGATATTAGATCGAGCTTGGCTGGAGTTAATAGAACACTCCTTGTGAGAAATTTGAGCAATACACCAGCATCAGCAGCCTCCATTATTGCTAGAGTTGCAGGAGCTGCCGCAGCTAGTCCAGTATTTCAATCTGTCATCACTGGGGTACAAAGTTGGACCTTTGGCGCTGACAATGCTGACGCTGATAAATACAAGATCTCTTCAGGCGCTGCGTATGGAGCTGGAGACTCTATAGTTGTATATCCAGCAGGACAAGTCAATAAACCTCTACAGCCATTGTTTTTCGCATATCTAAGCGCGTCAGTTCCAAACGCTACAGGCAATGGCGCTGTCTATTCTATTGTTTTTGATGCAACTATAACAAATATAGGAGCAAATTATAGTACGGTAACTGGGTTCTTTACTGCTCCAGTATCTGGTAATTACTATTTTTCAGCTAGCGCATATTGTACCACATTAAATTTGAAGCAAGAAGCAAATATTGAGCTTGTAACATCTGCCGGCACTCGCTACAATGGAGCGAATGGGTTTGGTGCTCCTTCAGGGCTTAATCTTTTCTCAAGCGTCAACGCTGTTATCCCCCTGGCAGCCCTAGATACTGTAAAGGTTACAATAAGATGTGATGGATCTGCTGGCGATAATGTAACAATCGACGGCGGATTAAATGATTTTAAAACACTATTTCAAGGATGGTTGGTAAGTTAATATGGTTACAAACAACGCAATCAATTTAAAAAGTGCCGGAATACCTGTTTATGATGGAACTGGATCGTTTTCTACTCTAAGCACTGCGCAAATTCCACCCATAGGAGCGCTTGAATATTTTGCAAATTATGGGGGAGATTCTTACCTTGGAGGATATTGGCTTAAATGTGATGGTTCTATTATCTCTCAAGCGACATATTCCACTCTTTTTACCCACGTAGGATTAATTAACGCTGGGTTATATCGTTGGTATTTAAGAACGTCAGGAACTAACACCCTTATAAGAGCTATGACTTTTGGGAACAACCTATTTGTACATGCTGGCGATACTGGAGAATTGTGTACTTCAACAGATTCTATTACATGGACACCAAGAACAAGCGGAATTTTAGTTTCTATATCTTCTCTAACTTATGGAAATGGTATATATCTCTATGGTTCATCTACTGGGAAACTATATTCCTCAACAGACGCTATAACATGGGTTTCTCAAACTAGCAATACAACTAGTAGTATTTATAGCCTTGGTTATGGAAATGGTTTATATCTTTATGGCGCAAGTGGTGGAGTAATAGGAACCTCAACGGACGCTATATCTTGGGTCACTCAATCTAGTTGGACAACATCATCGGTTCTATCTATTACTTATGGGGGTGGGCTTTATGTTGCAGGTTGCGAGTCAGGAATAATTGACACTTCAACAGATGGCGTAACATGGAAACTTATAGGTACTGGAACAATAGCCACAATAAATTCACTTACTTATGGAACTAAGATTTTAGCTGGAGCGCAAAGTGGTGTATTGCTTACTTCATCAGATGGTGTAACATGGAATAGAAGAACTTCTGGCACAACAAGCAATATATTATCAGTAATTTTCGGACCTACTCTATATACATATGCTGGCGCTGGTGGGGTTTTATATACATCTACAGACGCTATAACATGGGATGTAAGAACTAGCGGGACAACTTCACAAATAAACGCCCTTATATATGCTGGAGGAAAGTATGTGTATGCTGGTTTTGGTGGGGTTTTATATACATCTACGGACTCAATTACATGGGATGTAAGAACTAGTGGGACAACTAGCTCTATAAACGCACTAACATATGGTACTGAATATGTATTTGGTGGAAATGGTGGAGTTTTAAGAACGTCCACAGATGCTATAACATGGGGTACAGTTACACCAGGAACATCAAGTTCAATAACAGCTTTGACATTTGGAAATAGCGTGTATGTTCTTGGTGGAAATGGCGGTATGATAATGAGTTCTACAGACGCTATTACATGGACTCCAAGAACAAGTGGAACAGTATCAGTTATAACGTCATTGTCGTACGGAAATAGTCTTTATGCTTGTACTATTTTTAGTGGTGCCACAATATTAACTTCTACCGACGCAATTACTTGGGATACTAAGACTCCAGGTATGAGTACTCCAAAAACTATTCAATATTTAGATGGAAAATGGAGATGTGGAGGATTTAATGGAGAAATTAGAACATCCACTGATACAATTACCTGGACATCTCAATCATCTGGTACATTATTTGCAATACAAACCTTGCTGTATGCTGATAGTAAATATCTTTATGGTGGACCCAGTGGGGCATTTGCAACATCAACTGACGCAATATCTTGGACGACGTTAACAGTTCAGACTTCCACAATGCGTTCATTAACTTATGGAGGTGGTCATTTTGTTGCTTGTGGAGATGATACACGAATATATACATCAACAGACGCTGTTACATGGACTGGAATATCAACTAGCACTACAACACCTTTGTACGCGACAACATTTGGCAACGACTATTTCGTTTGTGGAGGAACTGGCGGAATTTTAGAAAACACCAAGTACCCATATTTTTACAACAATGCTGTAGATTTTCAATTGCCAACCGATGCAAACCTTGGTATAACCCTAGAAGATACGTCAAACTTTTCTAGAAACTTATACATAAGGGCTTTGTGAAGCATGCCAAAAGTATTTTTAGCAACCCCCGCATTCATTGGTAAAGTAGATGTTCCTTACGCTATAGCTCTAGCAGAGACACAACTTCTTCTTGCATCAAGTGAAATTGAAGTTGTGATGAGAATAACAACTTCTGGATCTTTGTTGGTTGCTGAAAGAAATAGACTCGTGGAGGCATTTAGGAATAGTGATTGTACTCACATGCTATTCATAGATTCAGACTTAGGATGGCCTCCAATGGCTGTCAAAGCACTTCTTGATCATGACCTTGATTTTGTGGCTGGCGTATACCCTACTAGGGGTATAGAAAGAACCTTTACGTTCCGACCAGTCACAAAAAGTGATGGCTCCATCGTCATATCTGATAAGGGATTGCTAAAATGTGACTATATCCCCGCTGGATTTATGCTCATGAAAAAGCAAGCCATTGAAAAAATGTGTACAGCATTTCCAGAATTGTACTTCAAACCTAAAGACTCACGATGTCCTGACGATAAAGGATACTGTCTATTTAATACCGAGCTCTGGAATGGAGAATTTTGGGGCGAAGATTACTTTTTCTGTAGAAAAGCTCGTGAGGCAGGACTTGAGATATGGGTTGATCCTATGATCCAGTTTAATCATGCTGGCACCGTGGGAATGTTGAGAGATGTATTAACAACTGAAAAGAAAAAAGATGAATAGCGTCTTAGTTATAACCATCATCGTGGCGATCTCTGCCATAGTGGCAATCATCAGCATATTTTTTCTTGGGAAGGATAATCCTGTGGAAGAAGCTTGTGAAGATATCATTAAGAAAGAGACTGGACTCGACATAGACCTCTCGCCTGATGACACATCAAAAAAGTCAAGTTGACAAATTTATTGATCAAGGTTATGAGGTGAGGAAAACAAGGAGGTCTCATGAAAGTTTTTCTACATCTAATCCCAATTTTGGTTCTTGTGGGAATAGTCCTCATATCGTCATGTACTGTGACCGTCACCCTGACTGACACACACGGATATGCTAATGATGTCGTTGATGAGACAACTCGCACAGATGCTGAAGTTGATCCACAAGTTTCTATACCTGTCAAACCATTCTAGGAGTATTTTTTATGGAAGTACCTACGATAGCAAAATGGATATCTGTATTGCTCATTCTCTTGGCAGTCTTCGTCTTGTCAACACTTTTCTACATTGTTGAGTATGACACGCCATCGCCTACATTGAGGAATACAGTCAACGAGTCAGTGAAAGATTTGTCGCACATTGCAGACATGCAGGTAAATCAATAGATTCCCCTTTGACACTCTGCTGGCACGTCTCTAAATGGTGCCGGCAGAGTGTTTCCTCCTCCCATAGCCTCACTATATAGCCTGTCAATATCTTGTGGGGTCATCCTCGCAGCCTCTTTTCCAAAAAAGTGCGTGTACATAGCATAGCGAAGGGCATCACAGGCGTGGTCTTGGTCTTTCATGGGTTTATCGACGCCAGTCTTTGCACATTTAGGATCCCAAACATACCCTTGAATTTCCTTGATGAGCATATCACATTTTCTACAGATCTTTAAGGTGCCATTGCTTATGAATTTGCCAACCAATCGAATGCCATCGACAACTTCATTTTCAGCGTCATAGAGATTTCGCAAACCCTCTCGCGCAAGCTCTAGTTTAAAAGAAGCTGCTGAGGGATCAATGTAGACTGCCTTTACTGGCTTTCCCTCCAAGAATTTGATGAGATCTTCAGCATATTCACTGTCAGTTTTCTGCCTTTGCTTAGTCTTGCTGTCCCAATAGTACATATCCTCAACCCACATATTAGGATATCTGGATCTGTTTATCCCTATTAGAACAAAGCTACAAGGATTGGTAGTTCCATAGTCAACGCCACAAATATAGAATTCAGCGCTGCCAGGAGGGTGATCAATGACGTGAAGAGAAGTTTCAAAGAAATCATAAATTGCTCCTTCAGCTTGCACCCACCTACCTTCGATGAACCTCTGGAACCAGATTCCTTTATATTGGCGCCTGAGATAATCTTTTTCATCTTGGGAGAGCTCTGGATTGTCTTCTAGGGTAAATTTCCAACTGCGTACATCTGGATTATCTGTGAGATAGTCCTTCTTCAGCCAATGATATGGGCTGTCAGGGTTTGTAGTGCCAAAAATCTTAGCGCCATGCATGGCACATCTAGATATCAGCATCTTAAATACTGACTCAGGAATAATTGAAATTTCGTCTACATATGCGCCAGAAAAAGTAGGTCCTCTAATTTTGCTTTCAGCTCTCTCATCATCAGCACCAACAATATGTATGGTTTTTTTGAATATAACCATCTCGCGCTTTCCACTATAATACTTGACATCACTGCCAATCATTTGCGTGAGCTGTGGGAGGATATTGCGCTTGAAGGAGTCATATGTCCTGGCTATGATACAATATTCGCCTGGAGGTCCATATATAAGCTCCTTGAGCCATCTCCATAAACTAACATAAGTTTTGCCAGACCTAACAGCCCCCTCCCAAATGTTTATCCTAGCAGTGGACTCATGCAAGGAAAGAAGCTGCTTATCTGAGAGTGAGGATGTCACTTTTTCAACCCCATAAGATTGATCATGTGTATTCCTGATCCTTTTGGACCTCTTAACCTATACCTCTCAATCTTCTTATTTTTTAGGCAGAAAGAAAGCTCTCTTCCAAACCCAGATAATGAGATTGCTGGCGTGTCTCTTGACTCTTTCCATTTGCAATACTCAATATAGAGCTTGGCTACTGAGACATGATCAAGGAATCCAGACTCAAAGGTAAAGTGACATCTTTCCTTGAGGAAGTTACCAACCTCTCCAGAAAAGTGCCTTTGACTGCGCCTTTTCTTCTTCCTAGGAATCTTCGAAGATAGATCTTGTAGTTTCACAGCGATAATATGCCCTGGATACTCTGAGAGCAAGCTTTGCTCAAGGTAGTCTCTACATGAAGGGAAATTTTCTTTCTTTTCTTTTTTCCTAAACCATCCAAAAAATCTCATACAGTGTCTCCTTTTTTTGCTCAGAATGGAACTTCATCTTGGCTTGAATGAGTATGCTGGGTGATGTCAATTCTCTTGTTTTGCTTACAACCTTCCAAAGCATTGGCAATTCTGTTGAGAGCTTCATTGCTAGTCTTGGCAATGGTTACAAGCATCTTCATGGACTCATCGATTGATTTTACATTCCATGATGCATATTTGAGACTCAACTCAACCGATGGAATTGGTTTAGGCTCTTGTGTTGACATGTTTTTTCCTACTTTTTCTTGATTTTGTGAAGCTTCGTGGATTCTTTCTTAGCGAACTCCTTCCTCTTCTTGGCGAATACAAATGCTATTTTTGCCTCTCTAGCACTATCCTTCGCCATCTCTGGTTCATCTTTAGCACGCTCTTCTTTCTCCTTCTTGAGTGCATACTTCCCTTCTTTCTTGGCCAGCGTTGCATATTGTTTTTGCCTCTTGATTACGCCTAGGATGTCTTTTTGTTTAAGACCTGTCATCTTCATTTTTTCTTGCCTTTCTTAGGGATTTTCGCTCCAGACTTTCTTGCTGTGGAGAGAGCTGCTGCTACAGCTTGTTTTTGTGGATGACCACTTTCAACCATTTCTGAAATATTTTCTGATATAACTTTCTTGCTCTTACCTTTGTGTAGGGGCATTTTCTTCACCAGGTGTTGATAGGCGCAAGCCTATGTTTATAATTTGATCGTCCATCTCAAAAAGGGATGACACGATTTTCTTTTCTTCCAGTAGACGAAGTTCTTTCTTTGTCAGGACAATCTCTAAAAATATCTCCTGATCCAGGATCTCGTGAATAATGTTCATCATCAATCTCTTTTTCTAATTCTTGCCTATTGCTTGTAGTGAAAGGTCTAATCCTAATCAGGGTTCCAGGTGTGTTTGAGTACATTTTTCTCACACGCAGCTCAGCAATTTGAGAGTCATCGATGAAAACATATGTATTCATGCAATCTAAGATGAATTTTGTCAAATTATCAATGTCTGGCTTCTTAGAATGATGTACCACGCCATTCAGCATCTCCCTTCTCATAGGCGCTGATGTGGATTTTGGTATTGGCATCCTAAATGTCAAATCGATCATGAGAGGCATTGTGAGAGGTGGTTCTTTGTACTGGGCATTTATCTGCCATTGATACATCTCCTTCTGCTTTTTTTGCTTGTCATAGACAACATTGCAATTTTTCATACGCATTATCCCAGGACGCGCCCAAGGTATTGGTACACCATCTACGTCGAGATATATCATGGCAACCCCAAATTTGGATTTGCCAACACATAGCTAAGGAAAAATTATTTCACAACTGTTATTTGTTTCATTTCGCTATACTTAATGCGCAAAAACAAAAAAGGAGATGCTATGGAAGTAATAAAACCAGGCTACACACGTGTTACAGACATACTAAGACCATGGTCTAAGTTTGATGGAATACCTCAGGAAATATTAGATAGGAAGTGCGCCATAGGCACAGAAGTGCATCACGCTATTCATATGCATAATGAAGGATTCGTACCTGACTTATCACCAGAGGCACAACCCTATTTTGATAGCTACCTAGAATGGGAATCAGCTTCGAGAGTGCATTGTGTAGTCAATGAGATGAGATATTATGATGATGCCAAGCAAATCACTGGCTGTATCGATGCTCTAGCTAGGTTTCCCAATGAAGAAGGTCTTGTGATGTGTGATTGGAAGACAACAGCATATTGTACCCCAGATATAGGCATCACATGGCATCTCCAAGGCACTTTTTACCATTATTTGATTGAGCAAAATAAGGTCGAAAATGTCAGCAATAGGTTCTTATTTGTCCAGCTGAAGAAAGATGGTAAGTTGCCTAAGGTTAAGGAGTTCGAATACACCACAGAGATGATGTATAAATGCGATTGCGCACTTGTCATGCATAGGCTCTACAATCCATTGTGAGGGCTAAAAAACATTTCTCGCACAAATAGCTTGCGTTAAATGCGCATGTGATCATATGATCTAGTCATCGAAAAACCCATAGGAGGTCGTGAATGGATATAACAATTATGAGCGATGCTTACAATGGCATCAAGACTTTTAGACCTGTCTCAAAGGATGCAAAGATCCTCGCTAGGATAGGCAAGAAGTCGAACGTTACTTATGGAATGGTAGAAATACTCAATGAATTTGGAGTAGACATCAAGTACGTAGAGAAAGAAAAAGAAGAAGTGAAGAAAAAGTAAAAATCCTGTAGGAGCCTTCGCCAGACAACCTACAGGACAAACATAAACAAAAACCTGTCACAAAAGGTAAAAATCATGACAGAACAACCATTTGAAGCATGGATTGCACCTTCCATCTTACTTCAGAACGTTATTGTTGACATCATCAATCTTAAGGACGAGGTATATTTCCTCGAGGTTGACAAGATAAAACTTGAATACGAAGTTAAGTCATTAAGAGAACAACTAGCAATCTATAAAGATTTCAGAAAAAAGACTTAGCAAGTATAACCAAAAACAATTTGTTTAAAATTTTGAGAGGTGAAAGATGGAAGAGTTTTACGAGAACGCCCTGGTAGTAAATGATGGGATAAAATATCAAGTTGAGCAGTACAGAAACAAAGTAAATGAAGTTGTGGAGTATGTCAGAGGGATGAATGTGACAAGTAAGGATGAGGCAAAAAACGCTCTCAATCTTGCTTGTGATGCTATTAATCTCGCTGAGAAAATAGAGACTGTCAAGGATGAGATTGTACAGCCAGCTAAGCTATTTCAATCTGAAGTGAGCATCCTAGCTAAAGAGTTCATGGAGAAACTTGCAGAGGTTAAGCAACTCCTGTCTGAGAAGATTGATGAATGGAAAACTTCATCATGTGAGAGTGGGGTCTTAGAGACAGCAACAATTTCTGCTGTTGAAAAATCTGATATCTCTTATGAGATAGAGAACTTTGAGTCGATCTCTAAGGAATTTTTGATGATTGATGATAAGAAAGTGAAGTTAGCTTTAAAGACAGGCAGGAAGGTATTTCCTGGGCTGAAAGTTGTTGAGAAGACCAAAACCACATTTAGGAGGAAGTAACATGAAGGAAATTTGCAAGGCTATGTCTGAGGCGTTTCCCAAGATAGAAGGGGCCCTTAAAGACAAGGAGAATCCTCACTATAAGTCAAAATATGCTGATCTTGGGAATGTCATAGCAGCTATAAAACCAGCCTTGGAAGCTCATGGGCTGTGGTTCATTCAGCAGATTCATGACAAACCTGGCTATGCTTCTGTTGAAACTGTCATCATGCATGCTTCTGGAGAAAGTCTGTCTGGTGGGATTATTTCAGTTCCTGTCAGCAAAAATGATGCTCAGGGATTTGGCTCTGCGCTTACCTATGCAAGACGATACAGCCTATCTGCTGCATTTGGCGTAGCTCCAGAAGACGATGATGGCAACGCTGCTTGTGAGACACCTCCAAGGAGGCCAGAACCTCCAAAGAAGCAAGAGCCTAAAATTGAGACTCCAAAGTTAGGACAAGAAGAGATAGATTCTCTTGCTAAAGAAATATCTAACACTCTAATGGAAGATAATTCTTTAGAATGCATTATCTATGAAAAAGAATTTGCAAATTATTTAGCAATCTGGCAAACTAAATTCCCATTGTCTAGAGAAAGTCTTGCAAACACATGCTCGTCTCATGAAGGAAGGGAAAAAATCCTAAAGTCCTTCGTAAATTGGCAGAATAAGCAAGAAAAAAGAGTGTCAGCATAGCTGTGCCCCTCCTCACGCAATCGTTACAAAGAAATTAGAGTGGGGAGTGGGCTTTCATCAAAAAAAAGAGGGGAGAGGTGGGTTGTCTAGACTCATCCTCTCTAGCCCTCCAACCAACTTGACGAGAACTTTTAAAATCGTCAGACTGGTCATTTTTACATAGGAGATGCCCATGCCAGAACAGTTTATCACAATCCCTGATTATGTTATCAAGTGCGAAATGTTATCCCCACAAGCCAAGGTTTTCTATGGCTTTCTGTGCTGGCATATGAACGAGAAAGGCTATACGGAAATGACTAATGCAGAACTTGCAATTAAGTATTGCATGACCGCTAGAACTGTTTGTAGATATTTACAATTGTTTAGAGAATTGGAATTCATAGTTGTTGAAAGCAACAATAGAGAAAGAAGAAAGATTTGGAGCAAAGAAACTTGGAAAGCCGTTGATAGAGGTTTTGAGTTGAACGAAATGACTGAAGATAGGAGATGCCCATGATAAGTTATGTTAGCTCTATTTATGAAAAAGATGCAACCAATACCATGATCACTGATGGAGAATTTCGCTTCCTTGCGATCATTTCTCTATGTATGACGCGGTATGGATTTTGTCAGATATCAAACGAACAGTTTGGGATCTATAGTAGCAAAACAACAGAGTGCATAAGAAGATACATTAAGAAACTAAAAAAGCTTGAGGTAATCTTTATAGAGAATGAGGGAAGGAAAAATAGAAAGATTTGGATTGTAGATTCTTGGTTCAAAAAGACTGCCCTTATAGAGGCTTATGGACACGAACCTTATGAAGAGGATTTTGTGTTGAGTGAAATGGATTAAAAGCAGAAGCTAGAAAAAATTGGAACTGGGATGATCCCCTATCCCAGTCCCTACGAACACATACCCCTTACGGAGGAAATATGCACACATCACCACCAGTTATGGAGGAAATATGCGTGATAAGTTTCGCATAATCCCTGAGATTATTGCAACAAATCCCGACATCACTGACGCAGAATTTAAGTTCTACTCTCTGATTTTTTCCCTCATGGGCAAATATGGCTACTGTTGGGCGTCCAATCGATACCTAGCAGACAAGTCAAGAAAGACAACTCGCTCTGTTCAGCTCTACCTAAATAAGTTCAAACGTCTTGGTCTGATAATTATCGAAGTTGAGAACGAAAATGAGCGAAAAATCTGGGATATTGAGAGCTGGAATAATAGGAAAAATCTTGCTGAGGCTGAAGCTAGAGACCTTGAGTATGAAAATCAATCAAAGATTTTATACCCACGAAATTTACTTCACCCCCCCATGAAATTTGCTTCATCCCCCGCCAATACATATATAGATACAGAACATAAGAAGAGTATAAAACACAGAGAGGAGCGACCTCCAAAAGAGTCATGGCCTAAGTCAGTCTGCTCCTCTTCACCAGAGCAATCACTTTCTCCAAATACATTTCTTGCTGATGAGGCTGAAAACAGCACCTATGAGCCTGAAGACAAAGTTATCTCTCTCCCTAGGCAGATGACAGATCCTAGGATGCCTCCACCTACTCCAGGTCCTGCAGAAATGGTTGCTGAAACTAGAGAGTTCTTGAGTCGTCCCATCGCCATTGGCTCACAGAGGATGCAAATTCACAAAAAAGACATAGAATATTTTCTAGGATTTTCAGTACATGTCATTGGGAAGGCAATCGATATTGTCTGTCGTGATTCCAAGAAGGGGATGAGGATCCAAGGGATAGTCCCCTATTTGTTTAAGCAATGTTCCAAAGTAAGGAAAAATTCATGAGAAAAAATTGTTGTGAGACTTCAGAGTCATTTGCGTTGTCAGGGATGGCACAAAGTGAAGATTTATTGTGCTATGGAATAGAAAGTTTGAAAATAGATGACTTTAGTTCATTAAAAAGTCAGATTATATTTGACGCTTTAAAGTCTTTCTACAAAAATGGGACTAAGCCAGATGTTTCCAAAGCAATCTTGCATCTTACGAACAAGGGGGTAATTGAACCTCTTGGAGGATCTCAAAAAGTGGCCCTGTTTATCTCTAATTATGTTTCTTGTAGAGATGATTTGAAATACTACATGGACATTATCAAAGATAACTCGATATTTAGGAAACTGGAGAAGATAGAAACTAAGTTAAAGCTAGAGTTAGATAAAGAGAATAGATCGCCGACAAGTGAACTGCTCTCACATATAAAAGCTTGGATCTACGACATCGATGATAGGATGATTGGAGAGCTTGGGATAGACTTCAAGAAAGAGTCAGCAAAATCCATTGAAGACATGGAGGAGATTGCTCGAGGTGCCCCTCTCCCAGAAAAAGTTCAGCTGGGAATTCCTTCACTAGACGATTTGCTAGGTGGGATTGAAGGAAATAGGCTGGTAACTATAGCTGCTCGTCCTGGAATGGGCAAGACTGCAATGGCTCTTAACATGGCTGTCTCTATGGTCAAGAAAAAGAAAGCTGTCTATTTTGTTTCAATTGAAATGTCTTACAAGGAAATTGAGAATAGAATATTTTCTCAACTCTCTGGAATAGATCAAAAGATTTTACAATCAGCGAAATTTAGTTTAGAAGATATACGGGATGTTAAGAGATCTCTTGAAGAGATCGACACTGGAATGATGATCGTCAATGATCGGTCAACTATCACCGTAGATGGAATCTGCTCACAAGTCAAGAGAGCAAAAGAGACGTTAGATATTTCTTGCGTTTTTATTGATTACATTCAACTAATCTCTCCATCTAATAAGCATGAGTTTAGGTATCTTGAGATTGCTGAAACTACAAGGTTATTAAAGGCGCTGTCCAAGTCTGTCAATGTTCCTATTATCTGCCTGGCTCAATTGTCAAGGAAGATAGAAGAAAGGTCAATCCACAAGCCAATCCTTAGTGACTTGAAAGAGTCTGGGGCTATAGAGCAGGATAGCGATATAGTGATTGCTCTAGACAGGAGAGATTCCTACGATAAGCATGACAGACCTGGTGAAGCTCAAGTTTATGTTTTGAAGAATAGGCATGGACCAACTGGCGAGATAGCATTGAAATTTGATAAAGAAATATCCAGGTTCATGGATATACCTAGGTAGTCCATAGAAGGCCTCTAAATCGCCACCAGCTTGACGATCGTTAGGTTGGTGGTGTACTTGGGCTAATGAAAGAGAAAATTGAATAGAAGGGAATTTAGGTGGCAAGTTGAAAAAGTCTAAAAAAGTCGCACAAAAACTTATCAACACTCCAGAAGACATTGAAGTTCGCAGAAAACTAGACGAAATGATAGCTAGGTGGCGCGAAAGTCAAGCAAAAAAAGAGCTACACAAAAAATCCTAGCCCATGTAAGGTTTCTACCATCTGATTCAAATTTAGAGGTGGTATGAAGACTGTAGCTTTCTCTGTGTTAATGGCGATATTTTCTATATTGTCAACAACAAACTTGCTTGCTGAAGATTCTAGAAGATACTATATAGAAAACCTTGATTCAATTCAATTCTATGATGGTGAATTTTCTATTTATTACTTTAGTGTCTGGCCAACACCATTTCGCCCTGGTGATGAAATTCACATCAAAAGACTAAGAGCTGCTAGGGAAGGCATCTACTTCCTTAACTCTGACATCATTAGGGTTGACTCTATCGAAGCTTGGGAGCCTCAAGACAAGAGCTTGACTTATGACTCAAGAGATGATGAAAGATGGCAGACAACCTCCTCCCCCAATGTCTCGCGCGACACCCCCTCCTCCTATGAGGCTAACAGATGAAGATCGCCTTTCTTGCTATTTTTTGCTTGCTGATTGGGCACATAGAGGCTCGCCAGATTTTCAAGACATACATTGAGATGGTTGGCTTGAACTTTCGCGACGGACATTTTAGGACCTATAAAAAAGGCAAGCTTCTCAAGCTCAAGGTCATAAGAGCCAATAACGCTGGAATCTATTATTTGCCAAGAGATGTTTGTAAAGCCAAGTATCTTCACAATTCACATGATAAAAACAAGAAACATGGAAAGATGGGGGATTTAATCGCAACAAAATGAGTAACTATACAACACAAACCGAATCAATTATTGCTCAAATGCAAGAGATGTTGAGAGAGATTAGAGAAGACTACCTCGACAGCTTGGAAAATTCACAGTCCATTCAAAAAAAAGGGGAATTTTATGAGAAAAATAGGGAAAGAGTTTTTGGGCATAAGCATGATGGTGTTTTCGATGCTGATTGGGATGGTTGCTGTTGACGTCACTTTATGCAAGGGACCTGTCAGTCCAAGAGGTGACACGCCAGCTGGAGCTTCACATCATGGAGCTAATCATCGAGATTCTCAAGGTGCAAGGTAAATGTATGAAATGTCAAATGTTAATTCTCAGATGGTTGATTTTCTGCGCATTTGTCATAGGATTCAAGATGGAAGATGTTAAATATCCACTTCCTAGAGACGCAAATGTTTGGGTGGCAAAAGATAGGGGCGGAATGTCTGCCGAGGGTGAAGCTGGCCAAAATTGTATTTCTGACCATAAATGAAAAAGGGGGCTACGCGCCCCCTAGTTTCTAGAGGAGAAACCCTAACTTAAACCCCGGCGAACCCTTTCTTTTCATTGCAAAAAACCAAAAAAAGATTTAACCCCCCCTAACTCTTAGAGTTTAACCCCCCCTAACTCAATGTCTATAAACTCTGCCTCAACCTTGGCGCCTCAGCAATCACAACATCAATGCCCATATTGGTGAGCCACTCATAAATTCTATCCATCTTGGCATCGCTAATCGAATCCATATAATCTTGCCCCATGAACTCAATCACCTCAAAGGCTTTATCATTTGCTGGCTCATAAATTGGCGTACCAAACATGCTCATGTCTTCCCAAAACTTGACCGTCAAATCTTTGCTGTTTTCCATAATGCTTACCTTTTTTTTGTCTTTGTACATGTTTTGCAGATTTACTGCCAACTCAACAACCATGCTAGCTGCTGAATTGTGCACATGATCATATGCTCTCCTGTTCATTTGATGCAAGCTCAATGGCGAAAATAATGAATAAAAATAAATGCTTGACATAATGTTTTAGCTTGACATAATCGAGATATATACGTAGGGGCATAAATGGGAAGACCAAAAAAAGAACTTGATGAAGAGCAAATCAGAGAATTGGCTAGCATTCAATGTACAAATGGCGAGATTGCAGCAGTCATGCGATGCAATGTTGACACCTTACATGACCGATTTTCCGACGTAATCAAAGATGCTCGAGAGGCTGGAAAAACTAGTCTGAGGCGTGCTCAATTCAAGAAAGCAATGGAAGGAAATCCTGCTCTTTTGATCTGGTTAGGAAAGTTCTATCTTGGACAGAAAGAGGAGATCAACTTCACAAGCAATGAGCCAGACGTTAAGGCTTTACTTGAGAAATGGGACATCACTGTAAAGAAGAAGAGCGATTTTTCTAAGATTGGCAAGGTCGAGAAGCATAGCAAAGAAGAAAATCTTTAGCTTAGCTTCTCACTTATGGTTCACAAAGCAACTTGCATCTCACTTTTGGCATATTTTGGGACGCCAGTTTCGCGTAGCCTCTGAAGATATCTGTGCACAGTCGACTTTTTCCATTTCATACCTCCACGATTGAAAAGCCCATTCTCATTTAGGTGATCCACTATTTGAGGTATGGTGAATCCACTCTCCCCAAGATTCAATATCCTATGCAAGGCTGGGATGTCGTCTTCATTGACTTCCAAGTGCACACCATCATCAGCAAGCTTATATCCAAAGCGAATGTGCCCACAGCGTTCGTTGCGATCCTTTTTTGCTTGCATAGCAGCTTTCACGCGTCCACAGATGATCTTTCTATCAAACTCAGCAAATGCATCTACCATCCTACGCATTAACAATGATGTGGGATCGTTATTCTCAGTGCCTTCGCCAGCTACAGACGCTATCCTAGCTCCCTTGCGCTCAATCTCAGACTCAATGATTGACATCACAAGAACATCTCTTCCAAGGCGATCGCGTCTTGCCACTACCAATACATCTCCTTTGGACAACATGGCGATGGCTAACATCAACTTTGGTCTCATTTCCAATCCACTTGCGCCACTGATAGCATCTTCGACAAAACATCTTTCAATTTCCATCGATCGCTCAGCAGCCCATTGCGTGCACACGTCTTTTTGATATTTAATACCAACACCACTCTCAACTTGGAGATCAGTTGATACTCTTATATATGCGTATACTTTCATACTCACCTACAGGCTAGACAGAAAGTATACTTGCAAGTGCTATTGGAGTCAACATCAAGTGCTCTTAAAAAGTCGGTCGACCTCCCCTTGGGACGAAATCACTCTTGAGCTTCGGCTATGTATTCATCATTTTTTCTTTTTCCAAATGCTTTTATATATGCCAAAACATTTGCTTTATTGTACTTTAGTAACGAATCTCTATAATGTCCTTCAACACTAATGGATACAATTGCCATCGCGGTTATAGACGATACTGCATGTAATAGAGCAGTCGCTTCAATCATCTGCTCCTCCTCAGACTTTCCATCAGACTCATTTGTGTAGTCTGCAAAAAAACTCTCAACAATTTGCTTCGATCTTGAAGCAATTATGTATATTATTTTTTCTGAAGGTTCCTCAAAAAGCTCATTCGTCATCTTCATTCTCCAATAAATTGTTTATATTCCCATACCATTCAAGCATCCTTGCAAGTTGCTCAAGAGCTTCTTTCTCATCTAATCCATTGTCAGTAAGCACTTTAAATATCTTCATCAAAACTTCTTCAAGTTTAGGAGTGCTCTTCATCAAAGTCCATTCTCTGCCTCATGTGTTTGTAAGTAAAATATTGTCTTGAACATCCTTTGTGAACCTCTTCCAGCTATCCTTGAGAGGAATACCCAATTTGACGCATGCTGACATAACGTCTTCTGCTACATTCTCAGCGATTATCAACCTAGCTGTAAGCTCATCATCGTCATTATCGAGGATGTTTTCTTCAACAGCCACAAAGAACTCTGTCAACACATCGGTGACCTTCCTTTCGATGCGTTTGATCCTCAATTCTTTTTCCATTCCCTTAATCCCTTGATAGCTAGGAGTGTGTAGATAAAGAATAACGCAGATAGTGCATATTGGTCTATCGTCCAATTGACAGCACAGAACGCAGCGTCAGTGACAACCCACCAATAGAAGCCTTCTCTCTTCTTCTTGGCGTTCAAATAAGTGCCATATAAGGCACATAGTGTGAGGGCCCAAGTTAAGGAAAACATTTGTTATACACCCATTTTGTTGTTCTAGAATAACCACCGAAAATCTGACCTGACGATAGCATGTAAAGTGGTAGCTCTGATAAATCATCTACAGGAAATGGATGCTGTTCTGACATATCCTCAAGCTCTGCCTCAAATATGCCATGCACTTTTTCTCTGAATTTAAGGTCTGTGTCTCTAAATCCATCAAATTCGACTTCTTCTTGATTGGGCATGATGAGAAATATTGCGTCATACTCTTTGATATGTGCATGAGCTAGGTGTCGAAGAGCCCAGTGCTTAGGAATATCTTTAGGATCTTTTTCATTTGTGGCTTCGTAATAGCAAATGGGATCCAATGCTGACCTATCACAGACGACGAGGTCATGGCCTCTTTGCTTTGCTGCCACCTCTTGAAGGATTTGGTGAAACATTATCCATTCCACCGCATCAATCGTATGCTTCTGATTGATAGGATATGGACATTCCCTGACGACCTCTTCAACGCAATAGGCGTCCTTCTGATTGGCTATTGCATAATCTACGATGGACTTACACAACGTAGTCTTCCCGACGCAATGTGTGCCTATTACAGCGATTTTCTTCATATGATCCCCTGCAAACATACTGTGAACAACGCGATTCTCTCTATGCTAGCTCGAATGTGTGAACAACTTCCACAGCGTCTTAAGAAGAGTATATATATCTATAGATACTCATCTAAAAGGCATTGTGGGACATGTCTATAGATTTTCAGACTCTGCCTAGCGCGTTGATTTTCCTCAACTAAAATCTGTCATCTTTGAATAAAATTCGCCTTAGTATGTATTGTAAAGAAAAAATTCAAATTTCAGGGAGTTTATGACTTTATTTCCACAACTCAGCGATACATATTACGTAGACAATGACCATAACGTCTTAAAAATGATGGATGACACTTACGCAAAGTATATCACTATCAATCAAAGTTTTTGGAGCGAGGCTGACGTCGACAATCGCTTCCTTTCAGGGGACCAAACGCTCTACTCGGATATATATGGAAATCTTCCTAGCTTTAGAAGAAGGCAATTCTCTTTCAATAGAATAAGAAGAGTTGTCAACATGATTACTGGTTATCAAAGACAGCATAGAAAGTCGACCATGGTGACTCCTCTGCATGAAGAAGCTCAGGAAGGTGCTGACCAGTTCACAAAGTTGCTCTATCATGTCAACACTCATGGCAATGTGTTGGAGACAATCTCGTCAGCATTTGAAGGCGCTGTCACTTCGGGGATGAATTTGCTATCCACTTGGATTGATTTTACAAATGATCCAGTTAATGGCGATATAGTTGTAGACAACGTGAGTTATAATGGCTACCTAATAGATCCTTATTTCACTAAAAAGGATTTGTCTGACTGTAATTCACTATGGACAAGAAAATATCTCACAAGAAATCAAGTCATGTCTTTGCTTCCAGGTAGAGAGGAGGAAATTAAAGGACTGGCAGGCTGGGGAAATAGAGATGGCAAGTTTTTCTTTCAACCTCAAGCTTATAATTATGGTCAGCAAGATCTAATTATGTATGACGAATTTTGGTACCTATCTTCAAGAGAGAAAGAAACAATCGTAGACACTGAAAGTGGCGAAACTATTGAATGGAAGGGCGAGAAGGAAGACTTGCAAGAGTTCCTTCAGATGTATCCACAGACAATTATAGTAAAGAATCAGGTCCCCTCTGTCAAGTTGGCTATAGTTGTTCAAGGCAAAGTAATGTATCATGGTCCAAATCCTATGGGAATAGATAGCTATCCATTCGTTCCAGTTTGGTGTTATTATCAACCAGAGATTCCATATTTTCCATGGAGAATACAAGGGGTAGTAAGGGGTATTAGAGATGCGCAATATCTTTATAATAGACGTGTTATTACATCATTAGACATTTTGGAATCACAGATTAATAGTGGATGGAAATATAAAGAAAATGCTCTCGTCAATCCTAAAGATGTCTTCCTCCAAGGCCAAGGCAGAGGGTTAGCTTTGAGAGCTGAGGCGCAGATGACAGACGCTGAGCAAATTCTTCCTCCGCAGATTCCTCCAAGTGTATTACAAATCTCTGACATGCTTGGCAATGAGATCTCTCAAATCTCTGGAGTCAATGAAGAGCTCTTAGGTAGTGCGATTGATGAGAAGGCTGGCGTCCTTTCACTATTGCGTCAGGGAGCTGGTTTAGTCACTCTTCAAGGCATTTTCGACAACCTGGATCAATCTCAAAGGCTTCTAGGCAAACTTCACCTAGAGATGATACAAGCTAACTGGACCCCTGGCAAAGTCTCTCGCATACTTGGTGAAGAGCCTACAGCTGAATTTTACAATAGGGCGTTCTCTAAATATGACGCCATAGTTGAAGAAGCTCCATTAACAAGTACTCAAAAGCAATTAGCATTACAACAAGCTCTCTACTTGAGAGAAATTGGAATTCCAATCACTTCCAAATATATCTTGAAGAATATGGCCCTCCCTGACAAAGACGAACTCATTGAGGAAATTGAAGCTCAAGAGAAAGCAGAGCAAGAACAGCAACAGCAAGCTTCTCAACTTCAAATGCAGCAGATGGATGTAGACGCTCAGACAAAGATTAGCTTCGCCAAGAGTCAAGAGGCGCTTTCAGCAGAGAGGATGAATAAAATACACCTAGATCAAGCAGTGAACGTAGAGCGCATGCAACGTGCTGAGGAAGACAAGACAGCTGCATTCCTCAATCTTGTCAAGGCAGTAAAGGAACTCAAAGGCATGGATAAGGAACACGAAGGCATGGATATAGAACAGATTGAGAAAGCTATTGCTATCATGAATGCTTCCACAGGAGCTGATGAGAAATCTTCACAAACACCGCAGAAAATTGTCAAATAAAGATTTCAGACTAAGACACAACAGGAGCGTCTGTAGGTTCAGCAGCAACAGGCTCAGCAGGCACAGCAACAACATCAGCGACGAGATCTCCAATATCAGACTGATATACAGTAAAAGTCCATCCACATTGTAAGTGGACATAAGCTATGCAATCAAGAATAGATGTCATTTGTGCCTTTATAAAGTCATGAAGACCCTCCCCATTATCCCACAGAGGGGAGGGTATCATAAGCTTGAAAGAAGGATGTCAACAAGCGCTAACATCCTACCAAGATCATAGATTTTTCACAACTTCAATCGCATTGCTAGATCCCATAACTCTTCTTCATTTTTGCATGCATCTATTTCAACAGCAAATTTTTGAATCAAGGCTGTAAATGGCTCTAGGAGTGATGTAATGGGCATCCTTAACTTTTCCTTTGTGTGGATTACAAAGGATCTGAATCCTTTTGAGACAGCAACCTTAAAATAATCCACCTCTCCTGCTTTCCTATTCACAATCTTCATGGGATATTTATTCTCTTGCTTTGACATATCTTCTGTAGGAAGTGCAGACAATAGCGACACATCTAATGAAGAACCATGCAACTCATCTTGAATAGACGAGATTTTTTTCTTAAGGTAGTCGAAAGCTTCTTCAATGTTTGTGCATTTTTTAACATTGTGTAATTTGTCATGGCATGTTTTGCATGTTGTCACAACCATTTCAGGCAAATAGTCCCACAACTTCTTACCTTCAATATACACAAGGTGATGGCCTACAAGCTGCACATCACAAGACTTTGCTCCACAGATAGTACATTTGTTTCCATCTCTTTCAAACACAGTTGCCCTAACTCTTAACCAGTTAGGATGTTGATACCAACCTTTCTCATAGTACTCAGACATACACGAACCCTCCTTTTCTTTAGGGAATTGTGACCCTAATTCAAAAGAAGAAAAATGTATATACGAAAAAATATTTTATTTTATAGACTCAAACCATAGGCAAAAATATTCCTTAAGGAGGAATTTATATGGCGAAACATTCAACTAAATCTTTTGGACATGATAAAACAAGTCATGCAAATATGCCCCAAGAAGTGCATATGAGCGACTATCCTAAACAAAAAGTTTATGGGGAAGAACTTGATGATACGATTACTGGAATTGATGAAGTAGTCGAACATGGAAAAGGAAAAGCGAAAAAATATATCTCTAATCAGAAGTAGGACTGGCTATATGGTCATGATTCGACCTGGTGGGAAAGCAAAGAAAATCGCTGAAAATGTAATGAAAAGCAAGGGTGTTAAGCTTCCAAAGAAAAAGAAGATGAGCAAAAACACCCTCACAGGACCCTATTTACAACATTAGGAGATCTATGCGCGGACATGATGACGAATCCCAAGACAAGAAATTGTTTGGGAAGATGCTCAAAAAAGCAATGCCACATCAAAAAGTTGCTAAGCATCTAAAGAAAGACATTGGCGAACAAAGAAGAGCTATTAAAGAAGACAAGTCTTTGATGAAGTCAATAAAACCAAGAAAAAAGAGCGCGTCTTATTAAAATCTAACAGGGCTGTGATTCATGTCTGAGGCCTCAAAGTATAATTATAATCGTTTTGGTGCCAAAGGTGTACGCGTTGGTCAAGCTGTTATTGATATCCTTGCCAAGCCACAGCCTATTCAGACTGTAGGCGATACTCTCAGTGCATTTGGGGAGATCGGAA